TTTATCAGGCACACTGCAGGATGACCACCAAAGCTGTACGTGGTCGTGGTGTTGTTGCCAATGGCCGCATCGCAGCGACCAGCCAGCAGATTCGGGAGAACCCCAAACCGTCCCGGCAATGGCGCAAAGGCGTTGCCTACGCTCATGTGAGTCTCCGTTCAGGGGAACGAGTGTGGGGGTGGCTGTTGCCAACCACCCCCGTCACTCCGTTAGATGTGGCTGTAGCGAGCCGTGTCGGTGTAACCCGTGATGCTGCCGTGAGCGTTACGCGCAAGGCAGGCAAGGTTGCCGTACCAGCCGTAGGTCGTCTCGAACGCATCGCGGCCCTGCAGCCAGCGCCACGGACCCGCACCCTCGAACTCGACGAAGCCCCAATCCTTCGCGTCCACCCACGACAGCGACGGGAGGTGGAGGAGATAGATGGTGCCAGCCGGGACGTAGTAGTCCTGCACCAGCGGGATGCCGCAGACTTCAAGCGCCTTGTAGCCGCCCTTGATCGTCGTGCTGAACTCGCCAGCGGTGAAGCGGCGCTGCGCCACCATCGACTCCATCAGCTTCTTCGACAGACCCGGCGTGGTCATGAGGAGGAAGTCCTTCGGACGGGTCATCGCGTCCTTGCCGCTACGCCCGTTGATACGCTGGATCAGGTCCCAGATGTCCGACTCAGTCGGCTGGTTGACATCAGGCGTATCGGTCCCCGCCACCATCCGCGTTGCGTCCCAGATCGAGTACGTCGAAGCGGAAATGTTGTGGAGGCTGGCGTAGCTGCCACCACGGTTCGTGATGTTCACCAGACCGTTCATGGCGTTGTTGAACGAGGTATCGCTCGCCGTCGCCTTCACGATCTTGTCCGTCGCCGCCATGCCCGAGATGGCCGTGCCAAGCGTCAGCGTGGCGTTGTCGCCGCTGTTGCTGATGGCCGTGATCTGCGCGCGGCCAAGCACCGCGTCCGACGAGGACGTATCAAGCACCGCGATGTTGTCGCCCACCGAGAGGAGGAGCGCACCCTGACCAGCGCCAGCGATGCCGTAGGGCGACGAGACGATGATCGAGGTCGTGGTCGAAGCGGTGCCGATGAGGGCCACCACGCCGTCCTGCTTGTTGTGGAGCGCCTGCTGCATGAGCAGGGTGGAGGCGTCCTTGATTTCTTCCATCGTCTTGGTGGCGATGGTCGCAAAGGCCGCATCCTTCGACTGCGTGCCGAGGAAGGCGAGGCCGTCCACCTGACGGGTGGTGTAGGCGCGGACTACGCCGACGTTGGCCTGCACTTCCGTCGCCGTCGTGTCGGGCGGGAAGTAGCCAGAGGGCGAGAACGTGGCACCCGACGGGCGACCAACCACCACATCGAAGAACACGTTGTTGCCGCCCCAGCGCATGTTGCGGGGACCGCCAGCCTTGCCCTTCTCAAGCTGGGCGAGGAGCGGGGTGACGAGGTTCTGGACCTTCTCACGGAACTGGGCGTAGACGTTCTTGAGAAGTCCACCAAGTTCCGGATCAGTGATAACCGTAGGATTAGGCATGTTGTCTCCGTGACACTAGGATGAGATACTCGACAGCACTGAGGACAGTGCGCTAGAGATAGCATCGTCGATGTTCGCAGGTTTGGCAGGACGCTTCGGTGCGTCCGTTGCCTTCCCCGCCTGACCAGCAGGCTTCATCGCCTTGCCAACCAAGTTCTTGGCTTTTTGCGCTTCGACCCGTGCCCGATCCAGTTCCGCTTTGACAGACGCCTTCTCGTCGTTTACGGGCTGCGACCGCTTGGCATTGACCATCTGCGCCCAAAGGGCCAAGTCATCAACGATGTACTGCCGAATGGCATCGTAGCGTGACGGTGGAACATACGGCTGCCCGTTCGGGGCAGTCTCCACGTGCGCTTGCATCACCATCTGTACGCGAGACTCTAGTTCTTCCGCAGTCACCGATGGCAGTGCGTTCATAATCATCTGAACGGCTGGCACGATTTCTTTGGTGTAGAACTGCTCGCCTCTGCTGTGAATCTGCTGCATCTGGTACGATACGCGCAAGTTATTCGTCTCGCGTTCGGCCCGTTCGGCTCGCTTTTCTGGCGAGTTTTCTGTGTGGTACGCTTCCCGCACCGCCTCAAGGAAGTCTTCGTCGTTGAGGAGGCGCTCCATCTGCGCTTCACGTTGTGCGATAGCCTGCTCCATCTGCTGCACGGCTTCCAGCGTGGACTGGTATTCCTGTTCCACAGCGGCAGCCCTGCGGTCACGCTCTTCGTTGTACACGCCCCACTGCGCCAGCTTCACAACCTGATCCAACCGATCCTTGCGAACCTTGCCGTTCGCCTTGTACTCCACCATCAGCGCCGGGACTTCGACTTCCCCATCGTCGTCATACAGGGCGAACTCTGTTGCCAATCCTTCCGTGACAGTCGGAACGGCTACGTACCCTTCGGGGAGCGCCACACCTGACGAGTCGGTGTCATCGGAGGAGTCGTCTGCCTCTAGGGCAACGTCATTCCCTTCGTCTGGGGTGGATGCCTCGCCTTCCTGCGGTGCGACCGGATCGGGCTGGTCGGCCACTGGGGTTGGCATGGCGGACGCGACGGCTTCGCTAATCGCGTCCTTGATGTCAAAAACGGGAGCGGTCATAACTGGGGGTTATTGCTGCCGGGATAAGATGTCCGCCTGACGCGCAGCCGCCTCTTCGTCAGGGATGCCAGCCAACTGCTGCTGCAGTAGCGGGGCGACCCCAATCGGAGGATTGCCGCTCGCCAGTGGCAACTGGCCCGGCGGGATGGGTGGAACGCTGGCGGCGGGAGGTCCGCCTTGTGGACCGGGGCCAGCCCCCGGTGTCGGGGGCATCATACCCCCTTGCTTCTGTGCGGATTGATTGGCAAGCGCGGTCCACCGCTCCTGTGCCGCCGCAATGATGGCCGGATCGAGATCGTCCTGCAGAAGGATTTCCCGCTCCAGTACATCCTGATGGATCGCTTCGTTGTCCTGCCACCGGAGTTCTGGCAGGGGCATCTGCTGGCGGATGGCATCTGCCACCCGCTTGGCACGGGCCTCCTGATCTTCGTCCGGGGACGAGATATTCGTGGCCAAGGCGAACTGCTGGCGACGACGGTACTCCTTGAGATCGATAACGCCCGTCTGTAACCAGTTGTCCAGCAAGTACATACGGAAGGCCATGGGCATCGGCATCATCGACGCCTTCTCCACCTTCACATCGCTCTGCCCGTCAAAGTCCGACGCGGTTACGGCACGTGCCAGATCGGGGCGTCCCTTGCCAATAGCCCCCAGCGAGCGCGGGACATCGTACCCCCACGCCATGCCAGCCAGCGTAATCTTGGCCCAGTCGGTATACGCCTGTGCCATTGCTGCCACCACGGGGGAGAACACGCGCTCCAACTGCTCACGGGCCGCAATGATGGCACGGCCCGATTCGCCGGTCACCTGCCCACGGCTGACCTGATTCCAGCCCGAGGCGTTCTCGAAAGCACGCTGCTCCAGCGCCAGCGCCTCCTTCACATCGTTGCCAACCGAGAATCCGTTGACCGGCTGGATGGAATCGCCCATGCTGCCAGCGCCACGAACCTCGATCATGGAGGTCACGCCACCCATGAAGGTTTCCGTGGCAATCGCGTTCGGGCGCGTCAGGAAGCGGCCACCCGCGTTGACGCGAATGTTCTCGACCCACTTCGACAGCAGCGCGTTGACACGCATCTGGTGGTCGATCCACTGCTCCATCACGGGGCGTGGGTAGTAGGACGGGTCGCTGGAGCCGTCTGCAATCCTCACCACGGGGATTGCGTTCCAAAGCAGGGGCTTGGGTCCAAAGACGACTTCGTCGCCTACAATGACGATCTGGAGGCCTTCCGGCAGGACATCGGCGTGGGGGGCGAGGTACACCGTGAACCGTTCGGTGACATCCTCGTCGCGCAGGCGCTGGCCTTCGCCAATCGTGGTCTGCGTCAGCACCCACGCGCCAATGCCTTCCGCCCCGTTATAGGTCGGGGCGTTGCCGGTGGTCAGGTTCATCTTGGCCGCGTCCAGCCCAGCCACGCCGTAGCGGTACGCCGCCTCCTGCTTGGAGATTACCTCGCGGATAACCACCCACTGCGGGGGCTGGGTCGCTGTCGCGTTCGGGGAAACGCGCACCTGCTCGACACGGAGGGTCTGGCAGTTGAGGTCGCCTAGCGGTCTCTTCTCGCCGGGGCGCTCGCCCAGCCGTTCGTCCCACGGGCCGCGCTCTGAGTCCCAGAACAGGTGCCAAAACGAGACGCCATCGGTCTGCGACCAGAACCCCGCCTCGCGGGACAGGCGCTCCATCATCATCTGCTCGTACTGGTACTCCAGTGCCAGCTGCTGAGCCTGCGCCTTGCGGCGGTCGTCCGGGTCTTGGGTGGTGGGTGTTACAGAAAATCCGGGGCGCTGGTCCATCATGATCTGGAGGCGCTGATCAAGCGCCTTGTCCACCATGTTGTACACCACACGCGCACTATCACGCGGACGGGACGGCTCACGCCACGGACCAAGCCCTTGGGCACTGATCCACTGCTGCCCAGCGCGGAACAAGCGGTTGCGTTCGACCAAGTGCAGGTGCATCTGCACCGCTTCTCGGCGCGATTCCCACAATCCGCGTCCCCATGACGCCCATGCCGCCCGATCTTCTGCCAAGTTGGGGTCGGCCATGGGCACATCGTCGCCATATAGCGCCCGAAGTAGCGCCTGTGCGTTTTCGTCCGCCGTATAGGGACTATCGGCTGGCGGATTGGGAGCCATCTGCTCGTTGGGCGACAACGGATTGAGAGACAGCCCCTCCATCAGTCGGGCCATCTCGTCTTCCATGACCGCGCCAGCAAAGGTCGGGTCGTCCATCGCACCAAAGTCGTCCAACGGCGGCATCGTCATCGCTTATACTCTCCGGGCTACGCCAAACGCAGTGCGTACAAGGTTCCAGTCCTTCAGGGTGTCGTATCGTTCCCGCATTGCTCGGACTACTTCTTCCTGCGCCCACGATTCCTTCTCGTTCATCGCCAGCGCAACCAAGTCTTCCGGCAGTTCCACTACGCCTTGGGTAGCTGCCGCTGCCACAGGAACAAATTGCTGGACCATGGCCCGAATCTGGAGGATGGCAAAGATGGCCACCCCTGCCCAGACCACATGCGGGAGAAAGGAGAGCATCAGCTCGCCGTATATCGGATCGTCACCACCGGCGCACCACTGGTATACGCACTGCATCGGGCGCGAATGCCGGCAAATCCACCCGTCGCCTGCGTCCACGCGCCAACCGCTGTGGCACTGGCCGCTGCCGTGCCGGAATTGCTTGGCAGCATGTTAAAGGCGACCCAGTTCGTGCCATCAACGGTGGCTTCGAAACTAATCGTCGCGGACAACGTGCCAGTGATCTGCACGGCAACCTGACCGGGGGACGGGAATCCCGAAACGGTCGCGGCCTGCTCGGCAGCGGAGACGGTAATCTGCTGCGACTTCAGGACTGTTGCGGCCATGTCAGCACTCCCACGCCCGAAGGCTCTTGTTGATGCGCGAGTTCGGGTCGTTTGCCGTCTTCGCGCTGGTCAGTTTGCGCTTCATACCAGTCATCCGCTTACAGAAGGCAATCCGGCGTTTGGCTTTTTCAGGTGAGGCCGCTGCTTCTGAGCGTTTGACTGGCGGTTTGATATCCTTGCCTTCAGCACGCAACGAGGCGCGGCCCTTTTCGTTCAGGCCACCCTCGGGGTTCTTCCCTTCGGCTCGCTGCCACGCTGGGGACTTTGGCATCAGTCCTCTTCGTACTCGTCTTCGTCTTCCATCTCGTCGTCCATCTCGTCCGACTCGTCGCTTTCGTTCTTGAGCAGCGCGAGTTCGGCCTTGAGATAGCCGATCTTCTCTTCAAGCGCGGCGATCTTCTCAGACTTTGACAGCCCTTCGCCCTTTGAGGCGTCAAGTTCTTCGCGCAACGACGGAGACTCAGGCTTTTCGCCCATTCCGGGCTTCGGCTTGCCAATGGCAATCATGATGGCCATGCCCGGACCCTTACCCTTGCGCTGCATAACAGGCTTTCGGGGC